AAAAACAGAATTGTTCGGCTTCTGATTTCCGAAGACTTCACCATTACCGGGCGACAGTACATCGGATATGAAACCGAAACAGGATATCACCACTATGTGGTCGATGTCGCAAAACACTATGATATGGAGGAATAAAATCTATGGCTACTATCGGTCTTGATAAACTTTTCTACGCAAAGATCACCGAAGACCAGGACGGCAACGAAACCTATGCCACTCCCACTCCCCTGGCAAAGGCTATGACGGCTGACCTTTCGGTGGAACTTGCAGAAGCAACGCTGTATGCGGACGATGGTGCTGCCGAGATCGTCAAGGAGTTTAAGAGTGGTACTCTTTCCCTTGGCATTGATGACCTCGGTGCCGCCATTGCATCCGACCTCACAGGCTCGACCATCGATGCCGGAGGCGTTGTTATTTCCGCTGCCGAAGACGGTGGCGCTCCCGTAGCAGTTGGCTTCCGTGCCAAGAAGGCAAACGGCAAGTACAAATACTACTGGCTTTACAGGGTCAAGTTTGGTATTCCCGCTACCAACCTTGCTACCAAGGGTGACAGCATCACCTTCTCCACTCCCACTATTGAAGGCACGATCCTTCGCCGTAACAAAGCGGATGCAAGCGGTAAGCATCCTTGGAAGGCGGAAGCTACCGAGGGCGATGCAACCGTAAGCGCAACTACCATCACCAATTGGTACAAGGAGGTCTACGAGCCTACCTATACACAACAGCCCGCAAGCGGAGGTGCTGAATAATGACTACTGACAGAACAGCAAAGATCGTCATTGGCGGTGACGAATATACGCTCGTCCTTACGACCAAAGCTACCAAGGAAATCGCAGGTCGCTACGGCGGTCTTGAGAACCTTGGTGACAAGCTTATGAAATCCGAGAACTTTGAAATGGCTATCGGCGAGATCGTATGGCTTATCACCCTTCTTGCAAATCAGGCGCTTCTCATCCACAACCTCAAGCACAAGGATGACCCCAAGGAACTCCTCACCGAGGATGTGGTTGAACTTCTCACGGTTCCGGCTGATCTCGCATCGTATAAAACCGCTATCACAGATGCTCTCTACGCTGGCACAAAGCGTAACGTGGAGAGCGAGGCTGACCCAAAAAACGCGGCGGTCGAGTAAGTGACGAAGAGTTATTTACTCGACTTCTGTATTACGGCATCGCCCATCTTCATCTAACGATTGATGAGGTTGGGTTGATGCCTTTTGGTTTGCTTCTCGATCTTTGGGAATGCCACAAGCAGTTCTCCGGCATCTCGAAGCCCAAGCGGGAGTATTTTATCGACGATATCATCCCGGACGGAATCTAACGAAAGGTGGTGGTATAAATGGCAGATAACTTCGGTCTCAAGATTGGACTTGAAGGCGAGAAGGAATTTAAGAACTCGCTTGCCGAAATCAACCAGGCTTTCAAAGTTTTAGGTTCTGAAATGAAGCTTGTGGAGTCGGAATTCGACAAAAACGATAAATCTGTCGAAGCTCTCACCGCCCGCAACGAAGTTCTCGGCAAGCAAATCACAGCACAAAAGGAGAAAATCGAAGTTCTCCGTGCCGCCCTGAAAAACGCATCCGACTCCTTTGGTGAGAACGACAAGCGTACACAGGCGTGGCAGATACAGTTAAATAACGCCGAAGCTGCCCTCAACGGTATGGAACGTGAGCTTAAGAGCAACACCGATGCCATTGAAAATTCCGGCGAGGGTATGGACGATGCAGGCAAAGCAACCGACAAGTTCGGTGAGGAAATCGACGATGCAGCCAAGGAAGCCGATGAAGCCGGTCCCTCCTTCGAGGGGCTTGGTACGGCTTGTAAGGCAACCGCAGCCGTTATAACCGCTGCCTTCGCTGCCGTTTCCGCTGCCGCCGTGGCTGCCGGAAAAGCCCTTGTGGATATGGCAACAGAGGGTGCTGCTTACGCTGACGGTGTTCTCACCACCGCAACGCAGACAGGCATTGCAACCGATAAGCTCCAAGAGTATATGTATGCCGCCGAGCTTGTGGACGTCTCTACCGAAACGCTCACAAAGTCCATGGCGAAAAATATCAAATCTATGGCTACGGTTACCGATGTTGTCGGTGAAGCTACCGTGGATATGGATAAGCTCGCCAAGGCTGAAGCCAAAGCACAGACGGCACAACTTAACCTTGAGAAAGCCCAAATCGCCTACGACGAAGCCCTCAAGAAAAGCGGAGATGCCGCCAAGAAGGCATACGGTGCTGTTGAAGATGCAATGCTCGGTGTTGAATCGGCACAGCTTTCTTACAACGCAGCCGTTGAAAAGAACGGTGCTGAATCCGAGCAAGCTCAAAAGGCTGCCCTTGCCCTTGAAAAGGCACAGAACAAACTCGCTTCTGCCCAAGAAACCTACAACACGGCTCTTGCGGAAAGCGGTGAGGCATCCGCATCCGTTCAAAAGGCTGCGATTGCACTTGAACAGGCTCAAATCAACTTGGCTACAGCACAAGCTGACGTCACTTCTGCTTCACAGCCTGTTGCCCCCAAGATGAACGAAATGTCCGAAGCATACCAAAAGCTCGGTGTTGCCGTTTATGATGCAGAGGGTAACATGCGTGACAGCGATACCGTGTATTGGGAAATCATCGATGCCCTCGGTAAAATGGAAAATGAGACCGAGCGTGATGCTATTGCAATGACCATACTCGGTAAGTCTGCCCAGGAACTGAACCCTCTCATTGAAGCCGGAGCGCAGCGAATGGCAGAACTCGGCGAGGAAGCCAAAGAAGCCGGATATGTGCTTGGGGACGATGCCCTCAACGCATACGGCGCTCTTGACGACCAATTACAATATCTTTCTGTTGGTGCTACGGCGGCTAAAAACGCCCTTGGCACCATTCTTTTGCCCGTGCTTACCGAACTTGCTTCGGACGGTGTCGGGCTTCTTGGCGAATTTACAAACGGAATCAATGCTGCCGGGGGAGACCTCGGCAAGATGGCAGATGTCGTAGGTGAAATCATCCCCAAGGTCATCGATGTATTTATGGAGCATTTACCGACGTTGCTTGACCTCATCGTTACGATGGTCACCTCCCTCGGTCAAGCGATTGTTGATAATCTGCCCGTAATTGTCGATTCGGCAACACAGCTTATTTTCACAATTCTTGAAGCCTTGATTGCGGCTCTACCTCAAATAGCCGATGGAGCTTTACAACTTGTACTTGCTCTCGCGGACGGCATTATCAAAAACCTTCCCACACTTGTTAATACCGGGCTCCAGGTCATTCTAACCCTGGTAAAAGGTATCACGAAGGCAATACCAAAGCTGATCCCGGCAATTGTGCAGGCGGTAACCGAACTTGTGCAAACCATCATCGACAATCTTCCTCTGTTCCTTGATGCCGCACTTCAACTTATAACCGCACTTGCCCAGGGCATTTTGGATGCCATTCCAATCCTACTTGAGGCACTTCCACAACTGATACAATCGCTCCTCGATTTTATCATAGGTGCAATTCCGCAGATTATCGAAGCAGGCATACAGCTTATCACGTCGATAGTCGGTGCGTTGCCTACGATTATAGAAACCATCGTGGCAGCCATTCCGCTTATCATCAACGGTATTCTGACGGCGGTTATTTCGGCGATCCCCCTCATCGTCGATGCAGGCATACAGCTTATCACATCTCTTGTGAGTGCTTTGCCCTCTATCATCGAAACGATTGTCGCAGCTATTCCCGTTATTATCGACAGCATCCTTACGGCTGTTATCGGTGCGATACCGATGATTATCGATGCGGGTATCAGTTTGATCACGGCTCTCATCGGAGCTTTGCCCACGATCATAGAAACCATTGTGAACGCCATCCCGGTTATTATCAATGGTATCTTGGAAGCCATCACCAATGCAATCCCCCTTCTCATCGAAGCGGGCATTCATCTCATTACCTCCCTTGTGGCTGCTTTGCCTGAAATTGTCCTGACGGTGGTGGAAGCCATCCCCGTCATCATTGAAGGTGTGTTAAATGCGGTCATCGGGGCCGTTCCCTTAATCATTGATGCGGGTATCACGCTGATTACTTCGCTGATTGGCGCACTTCCCGAAATCATCTTTACCATCGTTCAAGCAATCCCGGAAATCATCGTAAGCGTTATCGACACATTGCTCGGAATGATACCGATGATTATCGAATGCGGTATAAAGCTTCTCACTTCGCTGATTACGGAACTTCCGAGAATAATCATCAGCATTGTTGGCTGTTTGCCGGAACTTATAAACGGCATCATCAACGGTCTGCTCGGAAGCATCGACAAATTCATCGAAGCGGGTGTTGACCTCTTTATGAGCCTTATTACAAACCTTCCGACCATCATTTGGGAGCTTGTAAAAGCAATGCCGCAGATTATAACCTCTCTTGTCAACGCCCTACTAAACGGACTCGGTTCTTTCGTGGACGTTGGTGCAAACCTGGTCAAGGGTTTGTGGGAAGGTATCCAGGGGCTTGCCGGATGGATTTGGGATAAGGTGTCCTCTTGGGCATCCGACCTTTGGGATGGAATCTGCGACTTCTTCGGCATTCATTCCCCCTCTCGAAAGATGGCGTGGATTGGCGATATGATGATGGAGGGTCTCGCAGGCGGTATTGATGAAACGGCAGGCGAAGCTATCGACTCCGCAACCCATATGGCGAATGACCTCAACTCTGTATTTGACGATCTCTCCGCAGATCTGTCAACGTCGCTCCCGAGCGATATTAACGTAAACGCACATTCCTCCCTTGCGGACGGACTTGCGGGACAGAGTGGCTTCATTCTCCAACTCAACATTCAGAACTTCAACAACTATTCAAGCGAGGATATAACCGAACTCACGAATGAAATAATGGCAACCGCAGGTGCTTTCGCACAGAGGAAAGGAGTGGTGTTTGCGTGAATTTCTTTGAATACAACGGCATCCGCTCCTCCGATATGGGCGTGAAAATCAGCAGTAAGAACATCTTTTCTGCTCCTAAATACGATCTTGCGTTTCAGGCAATCCCCGGTCGTGACGGAGAGCTTATCTCTTCCAACAACCGCTTCCCGAACACCACGGTATCGTACACTTGCTTCATTCCTGCGAAAAGCATCCAAGAACTGTCGCAAAAGGTAACGGCGGTCAAGGCTTGGCTCTATGCCGAACCCGACCGCTACCACACCCTTTCGGACAGCTATGACACCGAGTTTTTCCGTAAGGCTGTGTTCAATAACAAACTGGACATTGCTGACCAGGTAAACAAGATCGGTGTCTTTACGGTAAACTTTAGTTGTCATCCAATGCGTTATTCCTACACCGGGCAAACGACAACCACCTACTCGGCATCGGGCTTCGTCCTTACAAATCCCTATCCGTTCAATGCCAAACCGTATCTGAAATTGAACGGTCGCGGCGAAGGAACGCTGACGATACAGACACCTACGAACACCGCCATTTGGAAATTCTCCACGCTGAACGGCTATACCGAGTGCGACTCCGAACTGATGAACTTCTACCATGACTATACTCCTAAAAACGATACGGTCGAGGGTGAGGGCTTTCCGCTGCTTTACCCAGGTGAGAATACCATCACATTTGACGGGGGCATTACAAGCGTTGAAGTCATACCAAGGTGGGTGATGATATGATTCCTGTACTTTACAAAGCGGATGCAACTTCATTCACCTCCTTTGGCATCGGTACTCTTGCCGATACTATCTCATGCGAGGTCACCGAAGAACGAAACGGTGCCTATGAGTGCGTATTGAAATACCCGATAACAGGCTCGTTTTATAAGGAAATTCGTAAAGAACGGCTGATCAAAGCAAAGCCCAATGATACGAGCAAGCCTCAAGCCTTCCGTATCTATCGAATTGCCAAACCCCTGAACGGTATTGTTACGATATACGCACAGCACCTTTCCTATGACCTCACGAACATTGCAACTCCGGCTTGGGACTCATCTCCCATTACGCCACAACTCGCAATCGAACACGTCTTTGATGCCGCCCTTACTCCCCACAACTTCACCTTCCAAACCGACTACACCCAAGCAAAATCCTTCTCGGTGGACAGACCGAAAAGCCTACGCTCGGTGCTTGGCGGTTCGGCGGGTTCTCTTATAAGCCTTTGGGGCGGTGAGTTTGAATGGGATAACTACAAGGTCATCCACCATCAAGGGCGCGGAATCAGCACAGGAGTTGTCATCGAATACGGCAAGAACCTCACAAAGCTCGAACAGGACACGGACATCACCTCTGTTTATACGGATCTTCTGCCGTATGCGGTTATCTCCGATATGGACGGTAATGAAACCGTGGTGACCCTTTCGGAGCAGATACTCCCCATCACGGAAACAGTCCTCACTCAGCGAAAAACGCTCATCAAGGATTTCACCGACAGCTTTGGGATGGACGATGTAATAACCGAGGAAGCGCTCCGAGCCAAGGCAGAAAAGTATATCGAAAACAACCCGCTCGGCACGGAATCACCGTCACTTACG